AAACTTATTAGATTTGTCTGATTCCAGAAGCTTAAAAAAACAAGGGATGTCTGAAGAAAGGTTAAAAGCTCAACTTCCTTATTTAAGACAGCAAATTTCTTTTTATAGAGAATATCCTGACCTCTTGATTGATTTTATGAAAGGTCCAGACAGCACCTTTCAGTTTTACTTTTATCAAAGGGTTTTTTTAAGAATAGTTATGAGGCATAGATATGTATATGCAACCTTTCCAAGAGCATATTCAAAATCATTTTTATCTATGATGGTACTTATGTTACGTTGTATACTTTATCCTAATTCTCAATTATTTGTGACTACAGGCGGAAAGGAGCAGGCGGCAAGTATTACAATCGCAAAAATAGAAGAAATTTGTAAATTAATTCCTGCTTTAAATAATGAAATTGATTGGACAAGAGGGGCATCTAAAAAGTCAAAAGATAATGTTAAATACATTTTTAAGAATGGTTCTTCTATTGATATTCTTGCTGCAAAACAATCTTCTAGGGGACAGCGTAGAACTGGAGGTTTGATGGAAGAATGTGTGTTAATAGATGGAAATATTTTAAATGAAGTTATTATTCCTACTACAAACGTAGATAGATTATTGCCAGATGGAAGTAGGCATAAAGAAGAAAATGTTAATAAAAGTCAAATTTATATAACTACTGCGGGTTGGAAAAATTCTTTTGCTTATGATAAATTAATTGAATTACTTATTCAATCTATTATAGAACCAGATAATGTTATGGTAATGGGAGGAACTTATGAAACTCCAGTAACAGAAGGCTTATTAGATGAAGATTTTGTAGAGCAATTAAAAATGCAGGGTACATTTAAAGAAGAATCTTTTGATAGAGAATATAGAAGCCTATGGAGCGGAGATGCAGAAAATGCTTTCTATTCTTCTGAAAAATTTGATAAGCATAGAGTTCTTAACCAACCGGAGTATGAATATAGCGGAAGAAGCTCTAAATCAGCTTACTATGTGTTAGGGGTTGACGTAGGTCGTATTGGATGTACAACTGAAGTTTGTGTTTTTAAAGTAACCCCGCAACCTCAAGGAAGTGCATTAAAAAGTTTAGTTAATATATATACATATGAAGCAGAGCATTTTGAAGACCAGGCTATTCATATTAAAAAGTTATTTTATAAATATAAAGCAAGAGCTATTGCCATTGACGCCAATGGTCTTGGTATTGGACTTGTTGACTTTATGGTAAAGTCGCAAATTGACCCAAAGACAGATGATGTATTACCACCTTTTGGTGTTGAGGGTGGAACGTCAGAAGATGCTGTTGAACCTTATAGAAAAATAAAAGGTTTTAATGTTGAGGAAAATGTTTTATATCTTATAAAAGCTAATGCACCAATAAACACAGAAGCTTATTCATATGCTCAAACTCAAATGTCAAGTGGAAAAGTAAAATTTTTAATTGATGAAGCTATCGCAAAGACAAAATTAATGTCAACAAAAGTTGGACAAAATATGGATAGCGATAAAAGAAATGAATTTTTAAAACCTTTTACATTAACCACTATTTTAAGAGAGCAAATGTTGAATTTAGTAGAAAAAAATGCTGGAGTTAATATTATTTTAGAGCAATCTTCAAGAAGTATTAAAAAAGATAAATTTTCTGCTTTTATATATGGACTTTATTACATTAAAAAAGAAGAGGATAAAAATAAAAAAAGACGAAAAAGAAATATTGGAGATTTTATGTTTTTTAACAATTAAAAATTTTTATATAGTTTTTGGGTACTTTAAGAAAAAAGATATAAATATTTTTTTAAATATATTAGTATAAAAGGAGGCAATATGCGGTCTAGTAGAGGAGAAATAAAAATAGAAGAAATACTAACTAAAGCAGAGTTAAATTTTAAAGAGGAATATATTTTTCCAGAGTTGGTAAGTTCAAATGGCAGACCTCTAAGATTTGATTTTGCAGTCTTTGATGATAATAATGAATTAGATTTTTTAATAGAATATCAAGGTGTTCAACATTATGAACCAAAAAGTAAATTTGGTGGCTTAAGTGGATTACGAAAACAGCAATATAATGATATGAAAAAAAGAGAGTTTTGTGCCAAGCATGGAATTACTCTTATTGCTATCCCTTATTGGGATGAAGGTCGTGTTAATTATGATTATATAATGAAGGCGGCGGGCTATTAAAAATTAAAGAAAGAGGTGTTATTTTGATTAACAGACAAGAAGAAATCAGAAGTAAAGGTTTTAAAATGAATTCTTTACAAAACACCAGAGAGACATATGGACAACCTATAGGGGCTGTTGATTTTGCTAAAATTAAGGTTGGATTAAAAACTTTAGAAGACGCTGTTGTAAATATAGGAGACTATAAACAAGTAGATAGTAGATTAGCTGATAAAAAAGAAGTTTTGAGAGCAATGCATAATAATGATACGGAAATGATGAGAGAAATATCTGATTTTTTTTATAAAACAAGCGGTATTTATTCAAGATTGTGCAGATATATGGCTAATTTATATAGATATGATTGGCTTGTTACTCCTTATGTTAATTCTGACAGTATAGAAGATGAAAAAGTATTAAGCGGTTTTTATAATGTATTAACATATTTAGATAACTTTGAAATAAAAAAATTTTTTGGAGAAGTTGCTTTAAAAGTAATAAAGTATGGATGTTATTATGGATATTTAATTCCTCAAAAAAATAAAATGTGTATACAAGAATTACCACCAAAATACTGTCGTTCTAGATTCAACGTAGGCGGCCGCCCCGCTGTAGAGTTTAATATGAAATTTTTTGATGATACTTTTAGAGATACAACTCAAAAAATGAAAATGTTAAACTTATTTCCTTCTGAATTTAAAAAAGGTTATGTTTTATATAAAGAGGGAAAATTACAGCCAGACTTTATAGGAGACACCTCTGGTTGGTATTTATTAGATATAGAAAATACTATAAAATTTAATATTAATGGAGAAGATTTTCCAGCTTTTATTTCAGTAATTCCAGCAATTATTGATTTAAATGAAGCTCAAGCTTTAGATAGAAAAAAAATGCAGCAACAATTATTAAAAATAATTATTCAAAAAATGCCTTTAGATAAAAATGGTGAATTAATATTTGATGTTGAAGAAGCTCAACAATTACATAATAATGCAGTTTCAATGTTAGGAAAAGCTATCGGAGTTGATGTCTTGACTACTTTTGCTGATGTTGATGTAGCAGATATGGCAGATAAAAATAGTACGACTTCAGTAGATGAACTAGAGAAAATTGAAAGAGCTGTATTTAATGAATCTGGTACTGCGCAAAACTTATTTAATACAGATGGAAATTTAGCATTGGAAAAATCTATTTTAAATGATGAAGCTTCTCTTTATAATTTAATATTACAATTTGAATCATTTTTAAATATTTTAATAAAACCTTTTAATAAAAATCCAAAAAAATTAAATTATAAAGTCCAAATTTTAACAACAACTATTTATAATTATAAAGATATGGCAAAATTATATAAAGAACAAACTCAAATGGGTTATTCTAAAATGCTACCACAAATTGCGCTTGGTCAGTCTCAAAGTTCAATATTAGCAAATGCTTATTTTGAAAATGATATATTGGATTTGTTTAATGTATTTATTCCACCTCTTATGAGTTCAACTATGAACGCTGAAGCGTTGCAACAAAATTCTCAATCAAATGAAAAAGAGGGGGCAGGAAGAAAAGAATTGGCTGATGATGAAAAATCTGAAAAAACTATTGCTAATCAAGAAAGTATGAGTTAGGACAAACATAATTAATTTTATAAAAGGTTTTTTATAATATAATAGTTAAAAATTAGAAAGGAGAACACAATTTATGCATCAATCTATTGCAACTATTGATTCTCCGGAATTTATAAATCTTCAACCATTAGACATTAATCCTTTGATGTCTAAATGTGAAATTAAAGTTTTGTACGTTGGAGAAAATAGAAATCATTCTTTTATTACAAAAGAAGTAGCCACGGAAATGTCAAAAACTTTACGTGGCGCTCCTATTGTAGGATATTACAAAGAAGATAAAGGAGATTTCAGAGACCATGGAGACCAAATTATTATTAATGAAGAAGGTATTCAATTTAATTGTTTAACAAAACCATATGGTTTTGTAGCTCCAGATGCACAAGTTTGGTTTCAAAAATTTGAAGATGAAGATGATTTTGGAAACAAAATAGTTAGAGAATATTTAATGACTACTGGTTTTTTATGGACAGGTCAGTTTGAGGAAGCAAAATTAGCTATTG